ACGTCACCGTACTCAACACCGAAGACAGCGTTGAGGCCGGGGAGCAGTTCCTTAGCAATATTACTGCGATTAATAGCCATGGTTACTTACTCCCCTTACGCGTCGTGCGAGGACGTGTCAGCATCGACGTGCTGGACGATACGGATTTCCACCTTCGGATTCGCATCACCGAAGGCATTACCCGGTTCGCCGTAGCTGTCGAGGACACGGACCATCGCCGTGGTTTGTACGCGGCTAGTGGCAATGATACCGAAACCGGAGATACCGGTGACGGTCGAACCAGCGCCAAGCGTAACGTCAAAGTTCAGGTTCACGTCACCCGCCGAGACGGAGGCATCAGCCTGAACGATATAGGTAGCCGCCGGGTCGTCGATGACGAACGCCTTGGGCTGACCGACAGCCGACGAAACTCCACTCGGGTAGTAATTCGAGAAGACCGGCTGCTTCGTGGTCGGGTCGATGTACTCACAACCCTGAAAGACACCGACCGCATAGTCGGTGGTGGTGGCAATCGCCTTGATCACGCCACCGTCGAGTTTCACCAGATCACCGGTAAAGATGTTACCGGACTGGGCATTGCCAATACGATACTGGCTGCTGCCGGTGCTGTTCGCACCAGAACCACGACGACGCGAGGGGACGAAGCCATTAAGTGCTTTGGTCAAAGCCATAATGTTGCTCCTTAGTCGTTAAAGGACGGGGTACGTCCTCGGGTTACAGTCGATCTGGAATTGTTATGGATCGGCATTGCCGAGTTCGACTGACTCATCAACTGCTGATTTACGGCAGTGATCATGTCCCTCGACCGGTTCTCGTAGTATTCCTTGCGGGACGCCATCCGCTTGGCAGACGCCTGTGCAAGGGCTACGTCGCCCCGGACCACACAATTCTCAAACCTTCCTTCGCTCACGATACGAGAGGTTGCCATCATCTCGGGGACGTCGTTCGGATCGACAAAGGTCCAACCATCAGCCTGACGATCACCGACATTCTTGTAGTCGTCCTGACCGTTGATCTGAAAGCGGACCCACCGGAGTACCAGCCCCTGATCCCTGAATCGGTCGATGACCGTCCCGGGGATCGAGAGCCAGTTCGGCTCCGCAAAGTCTTCGTCAAATCGCTCTTCGTTCACTCGTCCCGTAGTCTCACGGCTTTTACGTGCTTCACTCATAGTTTCGTCCTCCGCGTGTTAGCCGACCTGAATCGACGTGTAATCACCAACTGCCGAGGCATTTTCAGCCTTGGCTTTCTCCTTGGCGTATCTCTCAAGTGGTATGTTCCACTTCTTGGCAAGTGCGATGTCATCCCGGGTCAACTTGACCTTTCGATTACCGCCCTTCGCCGTAGACTCGGGGGAACCACGCGACTGTCCCCCGACCACCTGTTGCTGCTGCGGCTGTTTTACAGGGGCCGCTGCCTTGCCCTGAAACTTGTTCGGGAGTTCTGCCCGGAGACGCCGGTCTACCTCCCGGTAAAAATCGTCCGTGAACGGATCATAACCTTCGTTCTTCAGGGTGGCGTCGATTGCCAACGCCGCCGCTGTCGCTACTTGGTCCTGACCAAACCACGAATTTTTTTCAGCCCACTCCACAGCTTTTTCATCATAGATCGGGGCAGACTGTTGAGGAATATTATTAGCGGGGATAGGCTGGTTCGCAAGGTCTGTTGCGTATCGGTCAACTTCCTGACGACCCTGCCGGACCAATCCGATATTTTGTCGGGCATCAAACATGGCCTCCTGTGCCGAGAGCATGGCCTCCTTGTCGCCGTCATCGTACGCACGGAGGTACGCCTGACGGGCAAGTTCTGCCTTCTCCTGTAGCTGTCGTTCGGTGACGTCGTAGTTCTTCCGGAATACCTCGACGTTCTTCTCCTCAGTATTCCGGAGTTGCGCCTGAAGCTGGGCGATCTGCTGCTGCTGGGCGATGATATGTTCTTCGCGTTCCTTCCGCTGACGGACAAGCTGTCGGATACGTTTCTGTGCACCCTCCGTATCGACACCTGCAAGTTCCGGGGCGGACTCGGCAGGGTCAGGGTCAGGGGCAGCCGGGTCTACCTCGATGGTGTTATCCGCCTCCTCCTCGATTTCCAGAGGGGCTTTGGCAGCAGCTTCCTCGGCCCGGACTTCCTCGTCGATCTCGAAGTCTACCTCGGGTTCTGCGGCCTTCTTGACGTCAATCTGGCTCCAGTCATCACTCATATCTCTCTCCATTCATTACGCTGATGAGGCGGGGGCTAGGCGATGTTAAACATCGGGTCGATGTCAGCCGGATTCTCCAGCCGCATGACGACCTGATCGTCGTAGAGCAGAATCATGTTCACGCCCTTGTACCTGATCTTCTGACCGTTCATCTTCCCGTAACAGACAAAGTCACCGGTCTGGCACCACGGTCCGGCAGGGAACTTGTCCTTGTCGGCATATGCCAGATCACCGACGGCGACGACACGTCCTACCGTGGTCAGGTAGTTCATATCGTCCCGGAAAGAATCGGGGAGCAGGATAGACCCCTTCGTCTTGCCCTGTACCCGCATCGGGCGGACAAGGATTCGGTAGCCGGGGATTGTCGGGAGTGGGGCCGGGTCGGGGGTATCTTCGTCGGTAACCCAGTCTGCATTCATGATGGCACCAGCCATCTTCGGTTCCATAACCATTAGTCTTCTTCTCCTTCCGCTGTACGTTTCTGAATCTCTGCGACAAGATTCCGGGACCACTCCAGCCCGGAGATGGTGCCGACGTATTGACGATAGGAAGGATAGTCTTCGGGAACACCCGATCCAAGAAGATTTTTATAGTCGGTGATCTGTGCGTCGATCAGACGTTTGAGGTCTTCGAAATACATAATGCCCGTGACGTGGGTTGGCGGTTTAGACTTGCTCGTAGTAGAGGAGTTGGGTCGGCTTACTTACCCCGACCCTTCGCCTTGATCTTGTACGTATCCGGCGGGGAGTTGCGGAGAACTTCCCGTTCAGCCCGGACACTGAAGTCGGACTGCGGAATCTTGGCAGTGTTGCCGTACGATTTACCTTTAGCCATAGTTAAGTCCTTTCTAGTTACTTGGGACACCGGGCTGCGCCGTAGCCGCGATACGACCGGCTGCCGACCATGCCACCCTTCGCTTTCATCACGACTTCCCGGGCTTTTGCTTTTTGATCTTCAGAAGCATCTTTAAGTACCTGCTTCGCATATTCTACGTCGTCCGGGTTCTCTTTCTCTTTAGACGTGCTGATGCCCATGGCTTCATAGACATCTGCCTGACTCCTTTTCTTACCAGCCATCTACTTCTTCCTCTTCTTGGCTTTGCTGATCCCTGCTTCCGACAGGGCAATAGCAACAGCCTGTTTAGGGTTCTTCACCTTGGTCCCGGAGGACGATTTCAGGGTACCTTCTTTGAACTCGCCCATGACCTTGCGGACTTTGCGGGACTGCTTCTTTGTCTGCGGCATGGGTTAGACCATTCGGTTGTAGTTATTAAGAATCTTATCACGCATGGTTCCACCGCCCATGCGACGAATAGGACCTCCGGCGTTATAAATACCCCTGCCGGGGAATCCACTACGAAAATCTTCGGCAGCCTTCATGGTTTTTTGCGCCGAAGAAGGCAAAGCAGTAGAAGGCATAGAAAGACCGGGACGAGGAGCCGGTGGTGTTACGCCCGGCGCAGCACGGAAAAACTCTCGCATTTCTTTTACCACTGCTGCTGCAATTTCCGGACTACTTTGTTCAGCACTTCTAAGAGCCTGTGCTGCCTCTGCCGGAGTCCGGCTGTTGCCAATAATTCGGCCAATAAGAGGCATACGTTTCATCATATTCATCGTTCCAACTGCTGCACTGCCAACCGGTATGAGATTTAGAAGAATTTCACTTGCTGTGCCAATTGCGCCTTCCTTAAATCCTTCTGCCATATAATTAGCAAGTTGGGGGTCTTCGGCCCCAATCATATTAATAAGAGTATTGAGGTCATCATTCTGGCCTGTATTCAGACCCATTCCAGCGGCAATATTTTGAGCCGTCTCTTGGGAAATGCTTCCTCCCACACCACCAAGACGAGGTCTCTGACGAACTCGTCTTTGCACCAAGTCCGCCGCAGACATATTTTTTTCTGCCTGTTCTTCTTCATAACGCTTTCGTTGGTTTGCAATATCGCTCTGAACTCCGCGCCGGATCGAACCAAGTTCTTCAAGCGTTAGAATATCTTCTCTATTAAGCGATGGCAACGGAGAAACCTGAACTGGAGGTTCAGGTTTAGGCACCGGATTAGGAAGCTCTGTCCGGCGAATTTCATCCGACTTCATCGGGGGTTGAGGCTCTTCAGCCGGGGTCAGATAATACTTGGCAAGTTCGGTAGCCCGGGCATTCATAATACCGGGCTGGAACATCATAGCTTCCTCGACATTAGAGTAGCCCATACTCATTGCCTCGTTCTGGAGGATCGACCGGGCAATAGGGGGCAGACTTTCGATAAAATCTAGTGAACGACGCTCCTCTCGGGCTGAGTCTCGGGCTGCCGTACCAATATCCTGTAATACACCTGAGAGACCGGAAGAGTCAGCGGCCCCACCAAGGGCTGAGAGAATATCGTCAAGAATTGCCATGGTAATCCCCTATGAGCGTCTTGTGAAATTATACTCTGATTTACAACAAACCCAAGTCTGACGCTTGGGCCAGTCTATCAAGTTGTTTATCAGCCCGGGCTGCTGCCCTATCTTTGTCAGCCTGATCTATCTCTGTCGATATTTTGACCCCATCTCGGACTGCATCTGCTGTCTGTTTTTCATCTTGCAGATCAAGCTGACGATTTTTCAGGGCAAGTCCGGCAGCGTCGGCAATCGACTTCAGACCGATCCGTTCCTTCTCCAGTTCTAGTTTCTGACGCTCAAGATCAAGAAGCTGCTGTTCCGGGGACGCTGCCTGACCCATCTGCTGGTTCGCGTTTGCTACCTGCTGGGCAGCCATTGCCAGAATCTGATCCATGGCGTAAGACGCCCCCGCACCCTGCTGGGCCATCATCGCAGCCTGTTCCGGGGGCAGTTGGGCCATCTGCTGCTGGACGACACCCTGAATCTGTTCCTGATATCCGAGCATCATATGCTCACGGATGTTCGCCTGAACAGCCGGGGCAAATGGCTTGAGTGCTTCTGATGCACCACCCATCGGGTCCGACAAGAAAGCAGTCTTGACGGCGATGTGGGCCTGATGATCCTGACCGGGGAAGGCAGAGATAGGCATTCCACGGGTCACCATCATCAGGTCTGTCATCGGGTCTTGCGGTTGTGCTTCCTGCGGCTTCGGGAGAATCTGGTCGATGTTCGGGAAGTCTGCCGCTTCGAGGACCTGACGGACCAGTTCCGGGGTGTTGAACGTCCCCGGGGGAGTCTGGGCTGCCATCTGGAGGGCAAGACTTGCCAGAGACAGGCGGTGTGCCCGGGAGGGGATATTCGGGTCAGAGACCGGGAGAACGTCCACCCTCCCGTCGAAATCCTGCTGGAAGACGGTCATGTCGCCCTCGGGGGTCGCGTACGGGTAACCGTCGAGTGGGACAAAGTCTGCGTTGATCCGGGCCAGAATCTTGAACTGTTGACGCTGGGCATGGTGGAGACGCTTGTGGACGGCGGAGAAGAACTTGGCCGATGCTTCGAGGAGGGCCATTGTCGTCCCAACAGGGCCGTAGTTGTTCGCGTCGGAGACAATCTGGTCGGTCTGGTCGGCAAACTTCTCGGCAGCCCCGGTGACGAAGCCGAGAAGCTGGAACAGGGTCTGGGACGGTTCCTTGTACGGGAGGTTCACGATGGCCTTGTTCAGGTCCATCCCGAGAGCCTCGACCTCCTTGAACTCGCCGGGGCTGATCGGGTCCGAGTCGCCGACAACACGGACGCCTTTCGCCTTAAATCCGCCGGGGAGGTTGGCGAACTGACCGGCATCGACAAGTGCCCTCATCGCCGACGTTGCCGTCATGGTCAGGTTACCGATAAGCTGGATCAGGCCGAGACCGTAGAAGCCGAAGCCGGGGACGAACTTGTAGTGGGTGAAGTGGATCATCTTCTCGGCGGCGGGGTCGTCTTCCCGGTAGTTTCGGCGGATCGACAGGACTTGCCGGGAATCAGCCTCGACGGTGATGATGTACGGGAGTGCCGCCTCGTCATCATCAAGTTTCAGGATTACATGCTGTTCTAGCAGGGTGTACTCCGGGTCTTCACCACCGTCTGAGAAACCAAGAATTTCATCTACCTTCCCGGCCAGTTCCGAATCCTTCCGCCCGGTAGGGTCGGGGAGGTCGGCAACGTCCCGGTACATTCCGGCCCTGATGTCGGCCTGAAGGTCAGCCTTCGACTTGTAGATGACATGGGTGTACCGCCCGGCCCGTCGAAGGTCCGTGGCGGCGTAGTTGACGTAGAACTGGTCCATCGGGATGTGTTCGGCGACAGGACGGCCCACGGTCCCGTCGTAGTACATCTTCATGATCGCCGAGCCGACAATCGGGAGATGGAAGAGCATCCGCTCCATCTCGTCGAAATACTCGGGCATCATCTCCGTCAGTTCGTAGTTCATAAACCGGCGGACACGGTTCGACTGCTGGACGATGTTCGAATCTGGGTCACCGATGATCTGCGTCCGGACAGGACCGTCAGCCGGGAGAAGTTCCTGAGATGCCTTCGACTGGAACTTGACAGCCGACTCGATGATCAGCGGGTGTGTCGCCGCACACGATCCGCTGAATGCCGTCCCTGTTTCCTCGAACCGGAGGCCGAGAAGGTCCAGACCACGGGTCAGCGTCTCGTCCCAGTCCGCCCTGCTTTCCCGGTCAGCCTCAAAGCCGTCGATGACACGACGGGCGACAGTCTCCAGTTCATCCTCCCCGATGTATTCGGCAAGGTTGGCGAAGTGGGGGATGGGGACATCGACTTCGAGTTCCATGTCTGCCGACAGGCTGTCGATGAACATCTGGTCCTCGGGGGACAGGCCCACACCCCCCATCTCGCCAAAGTCAAACTCTATTGCCGACTCGCCGCCATCGACATCAAATTCTACCCCCGGGGGGAGCATGTTCTGGTTTTCAATGAGTGACATCAGATAGTCCTTGGTTGACGGCGGTAGGGGTCACGACTGACGACAGAGCCACCACGACGGTATTGTACTGGTTTGGTGGCGATAATAACATTGCCTTTTCTGCGGACGTTGTCAGGTCCAAATATTTCTTCAACTTCACCAATGTAGTCGGCTGTCTTTTTGTTGTTCTGAAATCCTTTGCTTGTCACCTTGCCTACGCCTGTACCGGCTCCTTCGTAAATTTGAAAATACGCTATACCACCCGGCTTAATATTCGTCATGGCCTGTCGGATGACATCAGTCCGGGCTTCTGGCTCTGCAATCACATTCAGAACATTAGCGGCTGTGGCTGTGTCGGCTGCTTCTGTCCGCATCCTGTCCATAACAGCGGCATTATGTTCCGGGGAACGATTGTACGGATCGTAGACGAAGTTTTCAACACCACGTTCATCTGCCAGATACTTGGTACCTTCATCAAATCTTCCGCCACCAATATCAAAATTTGTACCGCCCTCCGGAAAGTCGATGTCTTGTTTCTTAAAGAGGGCAGGTACCTGACGAAGAGATGTGTCTGCGGAGGAGATAGCTTGTTTAGGTGCATCTAATGTCATCTGCTCTTTATTAAAAACTGCGTATACATTGTTTTTATATCGTTCGCCAATCCCTTCGTATACATTTTCTGCTATTACTGAATCGAATCCTTCGGCTTTTGCCTTATTGATTACTTTTTGTTGATATGAAGAGTCGTCAATAAATTTTTGTGCCTCGTCACCTTTCAATGTAAATGGATTCTTAATGTCTGTATAAATCTCTGTTACACTGCCGGGTTCAATTTCATTCCCAAAATCATCATAAAATTTTGGTTCCCCGTATTCACGCGGAAGCGTAAAAGTATATGCAACATCTTCGTTATCTGTTAAAAATGATGCACTTTTAGTTTCAACTGCTTTATTTGGGTCTGGAAGAATTTGGCCGCTAGTCGGTGACCCGTGATATAATTTTTTAATTACACCGGCTCCAATGCCCGGTAGAGCCATTGCAAGGCCCGACAATCCGGCTTGGCCGTAGTTTCCTTCCTGCACGTCCTTAGTCATATGGGCAATATCTAGTCCTTCCCCAATTCCGGGAAGCATCGATAATAGCATTTCGGCTTGTTCAGTTTTGGATGCCGGGGTGTAGTTAGCATACAGACGTTCTTTCATCGGCATACGAAGACGTTCAGGCGCTTGATACTCAGTCCCGTAATCACGGATCAATTGATTTAGGGCAAGGATGTCGTCATCGGCCATCAGGCAGGTTCCTTGGGGCGGTAATTACCCGATTATATGCGTCTGCCGGGGAGTACCCAATAAGAACCACGGGTCTTCTGTCGGCGGACTGGTTCGTCGTCCAGTTCAGGGTCGTCGGGGTGTTCTATCCGCCACGAATCACGGACGTACAGGATTGCCATGGTCATGGCGTCCACCATGTCGTCGTGACGACCACCGGGGAATCTGAGTGCTTGGTTCAGCAGATCGTCGGCCCAGTTTCTTCCTGCCGGTATCCAGATTCGGCCTGACTCCATGAACGGGGTGGATGCGTTGACCCGGGCTACCTTGTCCCGGTCAGGCATGTATTCCATGATCGGGAGACCGGCCCGGCGCAGGTCTTGGATCAAGGATTGTCCGGACGCCTTCTTCTCGATAAGCACAAGGTCGGGCCGGTGGTGGTCGTACTCTGCCTGTGCTAACGATCTGAGTTCCGGGTACTCCCACCGGCCATGCTCGTTCCCGAGGAGGATCAGGTTGGCGACAACCCTCTCCACCCCGGCTGAGTCTGTCGTTGCCCGGTGGAAGATGCCCCATGTCTGGAGGACTGACTCGTCGGCTGTCGATTTGGTCGAGAAAGCCGTGTCCATCGTCTGGAGGATGAACTCACAGTTCGGGGGTTCAGGGTCTGTCCATGGGGACAGATAGCCCATCTTGATGATACCGCCCTCGTCCGGGGTCGGGTTCTGCATGTACAGCGACTGCCAGTACTTGGCCCCGTTATTAGACCTGATCTCAGCCTCGTCCTGCCGGAGGAGTTCGTCAGTCTTCCATTCGGGGAAGTACGACGAGCCGACAGGGAGGCCGAGAAGTTCCGACGACTCCTCGTCTACCCATGCCGGAATCTTGATGACCTTCCACGGGGTCGTGTCAGGGTTGTCCTCGGCCCCTTGGTTACGGAGGAGCCACCCGCAGAGGTCATCGTCGTGGTACCGGGTGTTGATGATGACGATAGACCCGCCGGGCATGAGTCGGGTGCGGAGACCTGACGGGTACCAGTTCTTGATATAGGCCCTCCCGGCGTCCGAGAATGCGTCTGCCTCCGACATCGCATCGTCGATGATGGCTACGTGTGCACCCCGACCCGCAATCTGGGAGTTAACACCGGCTGCGAAGTACGATCCGCCCTTGTTCGTCTTCCATTTACCGGCTGCCTTCGCATCCTTCCGGAGACGGACCCCCTCGAATACCTCCTCGAAGACAGGGTGGGCGACAAGATCACGGACTGAACGGCCAAAGTCCGAGGATAGCTGTTCGTTATGACTGATAGTCAGGATTTCATGGGCTGGTTGTCGGCCCATGTACCACGAGGGGAACAGACGGCTGCTGATCAGGGACTTGGAGGACCGGGGAGGGAGGAAAATCATGATGCGCTGACCACCCTCGTCCACGCACCGCTGTAGTTCCCGGCAGATTATGTCGATATGACGACCCCACTTGAAATCAGGGACGATGGTGGGGGCCATCAGACGGACATATGCGGCGAAATCGTCCCGGGCCGACAACATTGCCCGGGCATGGAGCAGGGCTAGGTAGCTTTCCCGGGACTGCACGTCGGGGGAGATTTGAGTAATATCAGTCACTTACGCGAATCCGTACCGGTATGCCCTCCTAGGCCTAATGCTGGACCTGATCAACCTTATATTTATCAACATGAGTATCAATGATGGTCTGATATCGGGCAATCTCACGGTCCAGTTCGTCTGCCGACATGGTAATTTTCTGTTCGACAAGCGACCGTTCGACAAACATGCCCAGATGTTTACCAAGATTCTCTAATGCCCGGTTAGCATTCGTGAAATCCCCGGAGTCCATGGCCTGATTGTAGGTCGTCATGAACTTTTCGATGATGTCTTCTACCTTAACCACCAGCTTCTCCATGGTCTTGTCCCTGATATAGTTGACGAATGCGGCTACTTTCGGTGTCTGGAGCAGTTCCTTCGCCTTCCCCCGAATAAGAAAGGGCTTCTTGTCCCCGACAGAGTACCCGGCATTCATGTAAGCCTGATACGCATCCCCTGTTTCGATGAACTCGTACGCAAATTTGTACTGCATAGGCGACAGACGGAAGGGGAGGGCCGTCATCTGGGTCCTTCGCAGCTTGTCCCGGGGGTCGTTGAACCTCTGGGGACGGGAGAGGAACTCAGGTTCTGGCAGGTCGGCCAGTCGGCGGAACTCCTCGTCAGCCTCCAGACGCTTACGTTCACGTTCCAGAACCTCTGGATCGTTGTCGTACCCGTGAACAATTCTTGTCATTCGCGCATGATGTCCGGTCATGGACCAATAATAGGCACTCAGGGCTGTAAAACCAAGGAAATACCGCCGGGATAACCAGAGGTTGTGCGGGGATATACGCGCAACTATAGGTTAAAGTCTGATTTTTCTAAAAATTTTTGGCGGGGTCCTTTTATATATAAAAAGGAAGGGCCTGATTTTCCCCCTCCCCCCTGAGTGTTACGGTATAACGTACCATTCGGCCAGCGTTATATTATAACATACGGTCCCGCCCGCCCGGCCAGCGCCGGTTTAGAATTATTCTAATTCCAAACTGCCCGCCGCGTCGCCTTGGTGTACCTAGTTGCAGGGCGTGCACTACATGCAACTGTTAGGCGAATCGCGGATTGCCCCTAGGTGCCCTAGGATTGCGCGGGAAGCTGCCCAAGTTTTTCCGGTGCTGCCCTACCTGCCCGCGTTCCGGCGCTGTGCGGCGATCCTAGGGCGTTCTAGACTATGCCGACAAATAGTTTCGACTCGCTACTGTCTCGATCTGGTACTAATATTCGACTAGCTATGCGCGGATTGCATGGGCCACCAGGGCATAGGTGCGACAATATGTCGCATGTACGGGACAGCCGATTTGTGCAACGCGCGTGCATTCTGTCGCCTCGGGCGAACCATGCGCCGGACGCATAGGTGCTATGCAGAATTGGCAATATACCCGTCCGGCCAAGGGTTTATTATCGGCGTTGGACATGGGCAGTCCATCGCCCCACATAGTCCCTCCGGTTCCCGTCGTGTGGCGGGCACTTGCGGAACGCGACAGCTCCCGCGCCGGACGTACAACTTGCGGCTTAGTAGCTCCGACTATGCGGGGGGAATTGAGCAAGGGGTGCAGACGATGGCGCGGGCATGGTTTCCGGATCGGGTTCCCCATAATGGGGCAGGGTTCCCAAAAACTATCGACGCGCCAGAACACCAAAAACACTAGCGGCGGGCGGCGATAGGGGCAGGCAACATACCGTAGCTAAACGGCAGCCATTTGAACCTTGCGGGTGTCCCGGCTAACCCGTTTTAAATGCCGGCGGTTTCTGGACGGCAACGCCGCCGTCACCTAAGGAAACCGGCGCGAGCGGTCGCGCGAATAGCCGTAAGATATCGACAGTCTAGGGTTGCAATTCCCGAATCATCGTCGGTCGGTATCAGGTTTCAATCAAAGCGCATGCAATCGGGCATAGTCCCGGCATGGCAGTGCTGATTGCGGCTTGATCCCGTCGCGTTTCCCGCGTCTGACAAGCGCGGGATTGCGCCAAATGTGCATGCGAAATCGTGCATATTTGGGGCAATCCTGCCCGTTCACCTATCAAAAATTGGAGTGTATCATGGCCGTTTCATCCCTCAAGGTTCGCGTCACCAATGCAATCGTTTCCGCCCGCAACGGCAGCAAGGCTCAGCACGAATTGCTGGTCGATCTGCTATCCCATGCTGAAAAGCACGGCGACTATACCGAGCTTACCCGGCTGGTCGCCGGGCTGGCAGAAACCGGCTACCGGGTCAAGGCGATAGTGGCATGGGTTTCGGCACACTCGCCCATCAATTTTGGCGAGGATAAGGAAACCGGCGCGGTTACCGCGTCTATTCCCAAGAAAGCGGAACGGCGTCGCCCGTGGATGCTCGCCGAGGCGGCAGAAGTACCGTATTGGAAGTTTACTGTCGAGAACGCGCCGAAACCGGTCGACATGGTCAAGTTGATCCTCGCCCTCGCCAAGAAAGCGCAGGGCGACGCCGAAAAGGTGGAAGCCAAGCCCGAGGAGCTGGCTGCGGCCATCGCCGAGTTGACTGCGGCTGTTTCCGCCTGAACCATAGGTACAATCCCGGTATCACCATGCCGGGATTGCGCCTTGTGCACATGGATTGTCCGTGTGCATGAGGGGCAATCCTGCCCAAATAGAGGGAAACCATGACCTATTCATCGCTCCGTGAGAAAATCGCCGCCGAGTCCGCCGAACGGCAGGCCCGGTATCAGCAATACGAAACCGTCTGGGATGCCGCCGTCGAGGCAGGAAACCGGGCGGCGATGGCGGTGGTGCCGACGCCTATGGTTGTGCAGCAACACGACAGCCCGCTAGACGACAGCAGCCCCGTCGTCCGGCAATGGGTTGTCGATGACGGACCGTGCGGATTCGCCGAGGTCCGCCTGCCCAAGGGCAACACCAGCTTTGCACATTGGGCAAAGAAGAACGCCGGATTCCGCAAGCACTATTACGGCGGACTGTCGTTCTGGGTTTCTGATTTCGGTCAGAGCATGGAACGTAAGTATGCGTTCGCCCGCGCCGCCGCCTCTATCCTGAACGAGAATGGCATTGACGCCTATGCCTCGTCTCGTCTCGACTAACCATACAAACCAGAGGGAAACCATGACCATGAAGTACGATCTTCCGACTGCCAGCGTAGTGTACGCCTGCCATCCCGATCACAAACTGTATTATCAACTGAAGACAGGCCCAGACTTCAACCGAAAAACATCTACTGCTCATGTTGCTCGACTGAAACGAGCCATCGAGGAATCCGACTGCCTGTCCATCAATCCCATCATAGTGACGAAGGATTTATCCATCATCGATGGACAGCATAGGTATCAAGCCGCAACCGAAATGCGGCGAACATTCTACTTATGGTTTATCGAAACCTACGATGCACCAAAGGTTATGGTAGCCAAGAACTCCGATATTAAATCATGGTCGCTGCTAGACTACGCAAAATACTTTGCCAACGTATGCGGTAATCCCTTCTATCAGAAGTTCCTTGAGAAACTAGAGTCGTATCCCCTGACCAGTCCCGGTGTCATGCTTGCGATATTCACCGGACAAATCAACATGAAACAGGGTACAACCCCGTTCAAAAAGGGTAAACTAGCCAAGTCGATTATCTCGGACAGGCAGATCGAGAAGACGCTTGTTGACCTGTACAAGTTCCACAACAGTTACGTTCTCCCCGAACGTATCTTCCGACGATCTGACTTCCAGCAAGCCATACTTGCCATCCGGCTGGGTAATCCACAGGACTTACCGAAACTGTTGAAGAAGCTGCCCCGAACCGAGCATTCGCTTGCCAGTAAGGGAAGGTTCCTCGACATCATTCAGGAATGCTCAGACATCATTCACTCCTGACATACCAGCCATGTGCAGGTAGCACTGGACTCACCCCGGAATGTATCCATAATTCGCATCAACGGAGGTACTCATGAAGTTCACCCAGTTCTTCTCGACGAGCAGCCACAAGGCTGCCCTTGCCAACCAGTACGGCTGGCTCGACGCAATCAACTACATGGCCCCGCACGATCTGTCCGGGACCAACCTGTGCCCATGGTCTACGGCAGGCTGTCGATCACTCTGCCTCGGTCACTACTCAGGGCAGGCAGGGATGGTCTCCGACGTCGAGACCGGGACTAACAAGGTCCGCGAATCACGGGTCCGCAAAGCCCGCTACTTCATGGACCAGCGTGCCGAATACATGGCCGAGATGGTCCACCATATCCGCCGTCTGGAACGGCAAGCTACCCGCAAGTCCATGCGTCTGGTAATCCGTCCGAACGGGTCAACAGATGTCCCGTACGAGCGGATCAGGGTCGGGGATCATCGGTCTATCATGCACGCCTTCCCCCATCTGCAATTCGTGGACTATACCAAGTCCGTGGACCGCATGTTCCGGGATCGTCCGGCCAACTACCATCTGGTCTATTCCGTGAACGAGGAAACAGAAGACGCCGATCTGTCCCGCATACTCGACGCCGGGATGCAGGCTGCCGCCGTCTTTGCCGTCCGAAAGAATCAGCCTATGCCCCACACCTACAAGGGCCACCCGGTCGTAGACGGGGACGTTCACGACCTGATCCATCTGCAACCCGCCGGGACTATCCTCGGTCTCCGCCCCAAGGGCCGCAAGGCATGGGCAGACCAGACCGGCTTTATCATCAGGGAGTTCTGAGCATGTCGGATTCATACATCAGCCACGGTCCCGGCGGGACATCATTCGTCGGACCGGACGCTACCCAATTGTTCCGGGCAGGCCAGATCAGGATGGCCCTGCGTCTCTGGCAGAAAGGTATCAAGATGAACAGGCAGACCCGGCTCAGATGGCTGTTGCTTGCCGCCGGGGGATACACCGGGAAAACCTACAAGAACAAGGACATAGGGCAGGCTGTTGACGATCTGTCTGTCTGGATGTCGGCCATGCGTTCGGCACTCCCGGAGGTGTCGTAATGTTGTTCATGATCAGCGGTATATTGGTCGTCGCGGTCGCGGTGATCGCACTCCATCAACTGTTTATCTTCTGGGACTGGGGAGAATAACCGTGAGAACCTTCTGGACAATTCAACTTTCCTGCCGTGACTGTGACGGGGTAGGGGCGGTGTACCACCACCGCCGTGGCGAGGACATTGAATGCCCGTACTGTGACGGGACCGGGACAGTCGAGGTACAGGAACCGGGGTCGTACTATGACGACAGCATAGATGTCCGGGCTGACTATCCCACGGCACACGCTGTTTATCTGGAGCATATAACATGACCGGACTACACCCTGACGAGATACCGGCGAAGCAGCGACGTCGTAGGGCTGCCCGCCGGAAGAACCATTACGCCAAGTCGCTGGCTGATGCGAAGTACAGGCCGAAGATTGTCGAAAGCAAGAAAGTCTACAGCCGTAAACAGGAGAAGATCGATGCAGATCACACGGACTAGCATGCTGACCGGTATCACCCGGACCATCGACCTCCCTGTCACCCCGGGGCAGATCGCCCGGTGGCAGGGCGGCACCCTCATCCAGACGGCGATGCCTGACCTGTCTGCTGATGACCGTGAGTTCATCATGACCGGTATCACCGGGGATGAATGGGACGCACACTTCAATTCAGAGGAGGATCAGGGGTGACCTGCCTGACCATCGAAACAGCAGATGCTGACATCAACCGTCTGCACATCGTCTACGACAGGACAAGGGACAGCACGGCGAAGATCAGCGTGGACAAAGAATCCCTCGGTCGTGTCATCCGTGACCACCATCGCATGGTCAGGATGCTGGAAGACTTACAGATCAAGATAGCCTATCCGGCAGGGGCATCAGATGATTGAGGCAGCATGTCTTGCCGTTGCTATCTACTGGGAGTCACGGGGAGAACCATTCGCCGGGCAGGTAGCAGTCGGTCAGGTCATCCTTAACAGGGTGAATGACGACAGATGGCCCGACAACATATGCGATGTCGTCATGGAAGGCCCGGTAAACCAGCGAGGCGTCCCCATCCGTAACCGTTGCCAGTTCAGTTTCTACTGCGACGGGCTGCCAGACGAGCCGGAGTATGGTCCGGCATGGGACACGGCCAGACGGGCAGCAGCCGTTGCTGTCCAGACAACTAATCTGTCGTTCGACATAACCGACGGGGCTACCCACTACCATGCGACATACGTCAGCCCGTTATGGTCTGATCATCCACGGGTCGAGAGGACGGTCCGTATCGGTGGTCACATATTCTACAAAGAAGCACGAGACACAGAATGAACATCTTCTACCTAGACCATGATCCTGTCCGGGCTGCCCAGTATCATTGCGACAAGCACGTCGTCAAGATGATCCTTGAAACAGCACAACTACTGTCCACTGCCCACCGTGTCATCGACGGGGACGCGGGGGCCGACGCCCACGGTCTCTACAGGGCGACACACCGCAACCACCCGTCTGCTGTCTGGGTCCGGGAAGGCCGGGCGAATTACATCTGGGCACACCAGCTACTGATCGCCCTGTGCACCGAGTATTCTCGCAGGTACGGGGACAAGGTACACAAGACGACAAGCCTGCTCGTCCCACTGTCTGACGCCCCGGCAGGGATACCGACAGACCCGTGGTGCACCCCTGTCCGCCTTGCCATGCCTGACGAGTACAAGGTGGAGGCACCGGACGGATTCACCGACGCTGTCGCCTCATACCGGGCCTACTATCAGGGGGCCAAGGCCGACATCGCCCGGTGGGACCGTGGGCCGACACCTGATTGGTGGGGGTCTGCCATGCAGAATCAGCATAACACACACCCGACCACTGTCTGTAGAATCACACACATCTAACCAAGGAGATTCACATGGCTGACCTGTCTGTCCATCGTATCGTTCACGTCACCACCGAGGAGAAAGACTACGACACCTTCAAGACCATCACCGTCACTGCCACCGACGAGAACGGGGTAGAGACTTCCTTCACCATGTTCGTCAACGACAAGACTACGGAGATTACCAATGTCTAAGCGTATCAATCCTTCCCCGAAGCTGACCTCTGCCCATCACCGGTACGATCTGAAGTCCCGCCTGCCCGGTAACTGGGTGACTGTCAAGGCTGCGTCCCGGATCACCGGGATGACGGCAAACGCTATCCATCAGGCTATCCACCTCCGCCGAGTAGATGCTATCCGGGCAGGACAGGGTGGCTGGGGTGCCGACCGACGTTACCACAACGAGGTACGCCTTGAGTCGCTCTACGACTACATCGCATCCAAGTCCACGTCAGGGCGGAAGGGAGCCAATGCCTGATAAGCTGACCAGAGAAAGCTATGTCGTCTCCATCTCCGGGGACGACAACCTTACCGACACAGACATCGACGAGTTCATCAGGGAATTAGAAGAATGGCTCACGGACCAGAACACCAGTGCAGTAGATGCGTCAGACCCGCAACCATCAGGACCAACCGACTCCTCTGGTGTGCAGTCTGCTGGTTAAGGTACCACCGTTGATGAAAGCAATCACCGGGGTCATGCTGGTGACAACAACCCCAGCCCTGATCCACATCCATCCTGTCATAGCCATGTTATCATTCCTGATAGGACTTATCTGGATGACGACATCAGACCTTGACACGTTGTAGGGTGGACTTCGGACGACCATTAGGATACCTACAAGGGATTAATACTAAGATATAATCAGTAGATATATATTAGTAGATATCTCTTGTAGGTAGCTAGTCAGTAACTAAGATGTACTCCCCGGAAAACACGGATGCAATAGGACAAATTGTCGCAGGTCTAACCATCTGTAATCATTGGCAGTTTGTCGTCCCCTGCACACCCCAGACCAGTGATAGTCCCGATCTGAGACTAATCTGGTGACGAACCACAAC